GATGCTTCATTCATGCCGTATGTTAAGTTTGACCATGAGTACCTGGAGCATAAATACGGCATTGAGTTGCAGGATGAAATGGGCATGGGTGAAGAAGAAGAAACGGACACCGAAACGGACACCGAAACCGACAGCCAACTTGAAAACATTGCCAAACGATTAAGAGCCATATACAGCTAATGTGCGGGTACTGCGACATATTGAATATAGATAAGGAAGTTGACCCACCTACACCGTTCGATGAAAACGATTTTAACCGTTTTACGAATGATGTTTGGATTGGCGCGGTAAATAATCAAGTGTTGCCAGAGGGGATTTATTTAAAGACAGCGAAATACTTACGTGATGGCATTGATTTGGCACCTGTTGTTGATGAGGTATTAACTGCAGACTTAACCAATAACATTTACATATTTTCGGGTGCGAAAACATACCAACAAACGCGGACAATGACTGCGATGTTAGCAGACCCTGAATTGAAATCGAACTTTTACAAGTTTAAGGAAGCCGTTAAGCCGATGTTTAAGCTATACAATGAAGATTACTTGCAAGCGGAATATCAAACAGCCAAAGCATCAGCACGTATGGCATCCGATTGGAAGCGTATTGAAGTCGATGCCGATGTGTTGCCGTTGTTGCAGTATCAAACCGTTGGTGATGGCAGAGTAAGGCCAACGCATCAAGCACTTGACAATATTATAAGACCTATCAATGACCCCTTTTGGAAGCAATACTATCCACCTAACGGTTGGCGTTGCCGTTGTACCGTAATACAACTAACAGAGGGGGAATTAAGCGATATGAGCAACTTTACACCGCCCGATGATGTACCGCCCTTGTTTAGGATGAACGCAGGCATTGATGGCTATGTGTTTAAAGAAAGGGGCAAGGGCAAGCACCCCTACTTTGACATTGCAAAAGGTGACAAAGAAGCGGCTAAAAAGAATTGGAATTTACCGATACCGACATAATGGCAAAGAGCAATAAATTCAACCTAAAACAAGCGGAGCAGAAAGCCCGCAAGGCAATGGAAGCGGCCATAGTTGATGTTGGTAACACGGCCAAGGTGTTCTTTGTTTCATCATTCCGCAAGCAGGGATGGGATGATAGGAGTGTGCAGAAGTGGAAGCCGAGAAAGAAAAAAACGTACAAAACGAAAAGCGGCAAAACGGTTGATGATACAACAAGGGCAATATTAGTTAAGACTGGTGATTTAAGGCGTTCAATCATACGTGACCCCGCAAACAGAGCAGCGTTGAGTATTAAGATACATACAGATTTGCCTTATGCAAAGATACACAATGATGGCTTGATGGGCAGGGCATGGGGCAGGCATACGTTTAAAATGCCCAAACGCCAATTCATGGGTGATAGTTACAACCTTAATGAGCAGGTAAAGAAAGTGATTAGTAAACGATTAGATAAGATATTTAAGTAATGCAATTAGCAATTTATAACGCACTTAAAGCACGAATTGAAACACTTGCAGCATTGAAGTATGTTGCCTTGTGGAATAATCAATTTGAGCGTGAGGATGTGAACGTACCATTTAATTATCCTTGTTGCTTCATTGAGTTTGCAAGTGCCGACTACATTGAGAACTTACAAGGTCAGCAACAAGGCACGTTAAGTATTGCATTGCATTTAGGTTTTGAAAGTTATAAGACCGAGGACACGGCAGTATTGCAACTAAAACAAGACCTTAACGCACTTGTACATAATTGGTCAACTCCGTATAATAGCAGGTTCTTGCGCAGAAGTGAAATTCAATCAGTTGACCATACCAACATACAAGAATTTATCATTACTTACACATTGCAGGGCTTTGACTATTCGGCATCAAGTTTACCGACAACCGAAGCATTGGTTGCAACGTTAATCACTAACAACGCACCGCAATTAGAGGATGATACTATCCGAAGCGGAGCGATACCCGAAGCGGTGGCATTGGCAAGCGAATTGGGATATACATTAACAACAGAAACAGGTTATAATCTTATAATACAACAATAAAATGGCTGAACAAAAAATATCCGAGTTACCAGCAGCAACGGCACTCGATGGAACGGAAGAAATACCGGTAAATCAAAATGGCATTACATCAATAACCGATGTAGATGCGATTGTTACCTATACACTTACAAATGGTGTTAGTGGCACGTTTACCAACCCGACAAGCATCACAGTTGTTAACGGCATTATAACAGCTATATCGTAATGGCGAGGTCAGCACAACAAATAAAGCAGCAGATGTTGGATGCGAAGAACGCAGACCCGACATTATCAACTTTGACTTCAACAAGTCAAACCGCAAAGTGGAATTTATACTACTTCATTGTGGCATCATGTATTGCAGTGTTTGAGCAGTTGCAAGACTTGTTCAAAGTTGATTTAGAAGCCATAGCAAGCACCGCAGCACCAAGCACACCGCAATGGACACGTAACAAGGTATTGAAATTCCAAACAGGCGATGTGGCAGAGTTAAACACAACTACATTCGTTATCGAATATCCAACGGTGAACGTGGCTAATCAAATCTTAACACGATGCGCAGTGGTGACAGCACCAAACAGAACGGTATTGATTAAGGTTGCAAAGAATGACCCGCCAGAACCTGTATCAGTTGGTGAATTAGCCGAATTGCAAACGTATGTTGAAACATTCAACCCCGCAGGCATAGCGTTCACGTTAATCAATGAGGATAGCGATAAAATGGAAGTGGCAGCAACGATATACTTTAACGGTCAATATTCATCAGTGATAGATGCCAACGTTAAAGCAGCATTGAACGCATACATGGCCAACTTGCCGTTTAATGGCCGTATAACTACGCAGGCCGTTGTCGATGCGATACAAGGCGCAGAGGGCGTTATTACAGCATCATTGACACGTATATTAGTAAGGCGTGACACCGTTGCTTATGGTGCAGGTGTAACATTGTTTAACCTATCAACAGGTGTGGATAGTGTTACTTATGATACCTATTCAGGTTACGTTGTTGAGGAAACCACTACCAACCACACGTTTGATGATACCTTAACTTACATTGTGCAATGAGTAGCATAATTAATACAGACTCGTTTGCGGTCAACTTCCTGCCACCAAAGAAGCGGTTGCCGATTTATAAAGCATGGGTTAAAACACTTGTAAAACCGTTGCAAGTGCTATACAATACCATGTTTGGTACTTTCAAAGATGGCAACACAGCACCGTTATGGGTAACAGCCACAGCGTATGCAGTTGGTGACCAAGTGCAATATGAGGATAAGTCAGTGTATGAATGTTGGGTAGCGAACACAGGCGAGTTACCGACCAACACAGAATATTGGTTCAAGATACAAGATAAATTCGTAGGCATTGAGCCACGATGCAAGTACAACGCACAGCACTTGTTGTTTGAATGGGCGCTTAACGAATGGTTTGGTACTACGTTTGTGAATGTGCCAGGAGCGAGTGATATTTATATTGATAATTTCGCTTCGGGTAGCAATGTGTTTTATGTAGGTTTGGCTTCTGTTGATAGTAGCGAAGCAGTTTATGCCAACGGTGAAGCGTTTAGATTTGTGCAAGCATTAAACATAACTAACACAGGAAGCGAGTTTGATATTTACATTCCAATTGCAGTTGCCAACGCTTTGACAAATGAACCACCAGACACCGTGCCAAACATAAGCCAAAACAGAGAAAATATAATTAGGCAGATAGCCGATTTGTACACATACGCAGGAATTAATTATCAAGTTATAACATACTAATTCAAATGAAAAAAATAAAAACAACAGACATCACAAGTTCAAGTGCAATGCCTATTAAGAAAGGCAGTTTAGACCATTTGCAAGCAGCATACATTGAAACAATACAAGATGTAAACAAATCATATTGGGCAGGTGACAGAGCAGGAACAGAGCCGATGGCTTTACATGGGTGTATCAACACAGGTTCAGGTTCAACATACATTATCAGCGCAGGTGCTGTAATGCTTGATACTTATGCAGAGGTGTTTAGATGCGATGCTCAAACAGTAACCGTTGCTCCACTTCT